TATGGAAAATGATATTTTTATCAGTTCTAAGGTCTCGCCGACGCCTCCGGGCAAAAAGAAAAGGGATTCCTGCCGTCCGGCACCGATAATATTCAGAGTGCCAAATTGCAAGAATCCCTTTATTTAGCGCCTTTTGAGGCTATTTTTCACTTATGTCTTTCCATCAGTACCACCGTCTCAACGTGAAATTGTTAGGCTATTTCACATTTTTGCAAAGTGGAGTAAAAATGTTGTGTTCCTAATGATTTGTCATCTATACTATCATCTCAAAAAATAATTTTCGATTAGGCTATTTTAAAATTCTATAAAAATATATCAGTTTTAAAAATCGCATGATCTGGAATTCCTACTATATTCTTATAATCACTCTTGCTTAATTGAGCATATCCATTCGCACTATTCACAAAACCCCATACATAACGTACATCAATTTGTTTAAACTTTATATTTGTTATCAGATGGTCTAATTGAGTTCCTTTACCATTCGGCTGAACATAAGAATACCAATCACCAACATTATATCGTGGAGTATGAAGTGAGAAGTTTACTGCAGTTTTTGGTAGTGTTGTATTTTGAGGAGTTTTCCACTTTCCAGCCCAATATGCATTAAAATCACCTACACAAATTACTTTATGTCCGATATTACTTAAATAATCATCTAACAAAGCAAACTGGTTAAGCGTATAATTAGGATTTGTTCCATAAATATCTTTTCTTATTCTAACTCCTATAATAGAAAGTAAATCTTTATTATATTTAACTCTAATTTCATAGAAATCAGGAACATCTGTCCCTATTAGTATTTCATTATTTAAAACGTAGCCAGGATTATATTTACATATATCAGTACAGTCAAAACCTGCATCTTTTTTTATAGCAATCAATACTCCATTTCCTCCAGTAAATGATGTTACAAACCAAATATATTCTTTTCTTTCTAATTCTGATTGTAAATAATCCCACCCTTTTGAGATAACAAATTCAGTTAATATAACACACATTGGTAAATCTTTTAAAATTTCGTCAACTACCCATTTCTTTATTTCATAGTCATTATGCCATGGAAAAGATGCTGCTCCACGAATATTCCATTCAACTACAGTAAGTTTACACATATCTTTTTACTCCTTTGCCTTCGAACTATATTTTTTACTTTTTCTTTGTACTCCATTTTCGCCTTTAATGACATTGCTTCTTTTATTTTTTTCTATCTGCACCGCTTGAAATGTTTCCTTAGAAATAATTGCTGGGTTGTTATCCTCACATAAATAAACCGCTTCATGTTTTCCATTATCCAATAATCTTACACTACCCGTATACTTTTCGTTGCTAAGCATCACATCAATCGTACGCTTGCTCCATTTATCTTTTCCAGTAGGAGATTTAACACCCAATCGCTCCAACTCAGTAACTATACCAATAACACTTTTTCCATGAAGGTACATCTCAAATATTTTTGTTACATTTTTAGCCTCATCGTCTTTGATAATCAGATTGCCTTCTTTATCATGTACATATCCATAACATTTTCGGTTATATAATTTTGAAGTGCCTTGTGCAGCACGCTGTTTGATTCCCCATTTAATATTTTCACTGCGAGATTCATTTTCAGCCTGTGCTATAGATTCGATTATAGAAATCATTAGGTCACTATCAGTATCGGCAGTATCCAGACTCTCTTGTTCAAATATAACTCGAATTCCTAATATCTTTAGTTGATTCAATGCCTCAAGAGTATCAACCGTATCCCTGCCAAATCTACTAATACTCTTGGTGAGTATAATTTCCACATTATGGGATTGACAATCGTTCAGCATCCTTTCAAACTCTCTACGAGAAGAACCTGTTTTACTAGAAGCAATATCCATATATACATCTACTAGTAACCACTGTGGTGTAGCTGCAGTTAATCTTGTTAGCGCTGATACTTGTGCTGTTAGGCTTTTTAGTTGGTCTACACTATTTGTACTCACACGGCAGTATATACCAACTCGCTTCTCTCTCTTTGGAGGTTTCGCTGGTATGTAATGAACTTTTGAATTTTCCAACATATGTTTCCTCCTTCAGAAAATTTCATATAGCTATCTTACAAATTAAAATTAAACAACTATGGGTATGTTCATAATCACATTAGTAAACATTTTTTTATTTTGACGTCATTTTCCACATTGAACCATCTGGCATTCTTCGCAAATATCCAGGACTACACTCAAGGATTTGCCCTGTTGCAGCTTCTCTAACAATAATTTCTTCACGATAATCTGGATCCTCAATCCATTTTGTCAAATACAATTTTCCGTCATCCTGGAAATACAAGCTTTCATTTTTTTCGAATTCATAACTTGTTTCTTTTGGCCATAGAAATTCTACTGCATCGTTGTGCACATCGTGCTTAACTAATGCAAATGGGGAAATTATTAGTCGTAGATTTATCATATCTCCAACTTTTGAGAAAGGTATTTCTGTAATAGTCTTTATGCTGGAACACTCCGGTTTAAAGATAAGTACCTGTATAACTTCTTTATTAAAATCATAGCGAATAATTCCAAATGAATTGTCTTTATGTTCATAAATAGGTCTTTCTAAAAACACATTTATTTCCTGCTTAATCGGTTCAAAAACTTTTCCTGATGGATATTCTATAAAATAAAGTTTCGTTCCAGGGTACTTGTTTTTAAACTCTGGAACTTCATATGCTTCTGAGCATGGAGTCCATTGACCAAAATACCATGAATCTGTTCCATCTACTTTTTCTGGATAAATCTCTTCAAATCCTTTGAACGTCTTAATATTCATTTACCTTAATTCCCTTCATTATAAAAATCACACCTACAAACTAAATGTCTTTAGTAAATTTATATAGGCTAATCAACTTTTAAAGACTTACTTCATATGTTGATTAGCCTATATCCATTTTATCAACTCAACATTTAAATATCAATCCTATCTACACAACCTACACAAAAACAATCCTGTCAACTCAACTCTCCGTATTTTAGGCAGTCGATATATTCCCGTCAAGTGCTGATTTTAAAAGAGGTTCTGCCATCCTGCCAATCAGCAAAACACGCAGAACCCCATATTTTCTACACCTTTCAGTTTCTTACTTCTCTTTCCTTGTTATCAATACAACAGTCTCAACATGGCTTGAGACGACAGAAAGTACGTCACTCAACCTCGGTCGTAAACGGTAACTGTTCAACCATTTAAAAATTTGGGCCTTCGGTCGTTCGCGGTAACTGTTCAATGCCAAAAATCGTACTTTGGTCGTCCGCGCAAAGTGGTCAACAACTATATCCACACTTTTGCTGGTAGCCCGTCTTACTCTCCGTACGGATGTACACTATCTGTCTCTGCATCATATACAGCCAGGTACCCAGTATTGTCATAATCCGTAGCATACAGATCAACCGTATTGATCTTGGTCTGGGTGTTGTAACCGTACTTGAGTTTTCCAGACCAGGCGCTTCGGTACCATCCATAGCTGGATATTTCTTCCTTCCATCCAGTTATCTGTACATAAAAGCACTCACCGTTATCTGTCGTGAAATTGATCTGGTGGTCTTTATAGGTGCATGCATTGGCCTGGAGTGTACCGTTCTTATTTATATTCCACATGTCGTCAACTTCAGGAATTCCAACATTGACCAGGATTTCTGCAATCGCATCTGCCTGTTCTGCAGAATAGCCAATACCAATAAGCCCATCTACTAATGACGAATTTGTCTCCGTTTCAGCGGCAGGTTCAGTCGTATCAGCCTGAGTATTATCGGCTTCAGTCTGCTGCTCACTGCTTGTCTGGTCTTCTGAATTATCAGAGCCTTCATTTTCTGCCACAGATGCAGGTGCAGCCTCAAGGTCCAACACATCATATTCGATTACCCAGGAACCGAGTTTTTCTTCTGTTGAATAGATAGCGACGGTAAGCGTATCGCCTTCTTTGGCCTCCTTTGCATCCTCACCTACAAAGTTTAAATGCTCACCGGCCCAGAGATCATAGCCCAGAGAACTGTCCGGATGGACCTCGTTTACTTTAAAGGATACAACTTTGCCAAGTACATCTTCACCGTTATTAAGAGCTGTTTCAAAAGCCTCAGCACTTTCATAATCGATCGAATATCCATCTGACTTCATACTCGCGAGCTGCGCCTGATAGTCGTCTCCGCTAACAGATTTATTTGATCCGCATCCCGCCAGTGCCATACATAACATAACGGAAAGCGTCAGCATAAAAATTGTTCTCTTCTTCATAGCCAATGCCTCCACAACATATTTTTATAATCTGAACATATCCAGGATTTCACCTACGAGTTTATCGGTTCGGGCCTTAATAAGATCGACCGTCCATTTATCCTTATCAACCAGGTCTACATTCAGGTTGAGCCCGTTCAGATAACCAATCGGATTGCCATTATTATCCTTACGCTCCTTCTTCTCTTTGAAGGACTTATTGCTAAGCGAGCTGTTGTAACCAGTGATCGTAAGATTTCCAAATGTGTGAGCATACTCCTCAAGGTACTCCTCGGCCTTAGCACGGTCGCCGTCTGCAATCATGTCCACCCAAGTGTCTGGGATATTCTTTCCTTCAGGGAAGATATGCTCGATGGTCCAGATGTACTGGTTGCTTCCATTCTTCTCCCACAGGTTTTTCTGGCTTTCTGCTGTCATGCCCTTCTTGGCCATCATGCAGAGAATAAACCTTGTGGCGCCAGTGTTTTCCTTATAAACAGGTCCGCGCAGCTTCTCCTCAAAGACAGTATCATCAGAAGAAACATCGACTAACTTTTCGTAGAGTTTTGTATAGATATCCTCGCTGGTATAATTCTGTTTTTCCAGTTCCTCAATAAAGACCATGAAGAGTCTCGTGATATCTCGCGTCGGAGGAACATCGGTAAGATTACGTCTGACAAAGAAAGTGATCAGGAACCGGATCGTCTTTACATACAGCTCCTCATCCATTCCGAGCGCGTCTTTTTTCTTTTCGAGATACAAAAGGAACAGGTATGAAGGCACACCTCCGACACGCTGCAGATCCAGATATGCCTCCTTCACGGCCGGTGTAAGGTCCTCAGTATTCTGAAGGATGATCTTTGAATAAATCTGTGCATTCTCGTGTATCTGATCCAGGAACTCTGCCGGGTCCTTCGTAACTACCTTCTCGTAAATATCCAGCATCGTGGACCTTGTTGCTATTGTTCCGAGCGGATACAGCCTGTCGTCACCAGGTACGACAAACGGAGCATTCATGTCTTTTCGGAAAGCGTTATAGTTCTGCCTGAAAAACCTCTCACGGGCTCCATCGTCATCACCCAGGGCATCCATGACCTCAGTCCAGCGGCCAAAGTAATAATCTAAGTTTTCACTGTCTGTCACATCCAATCTGGCCAGAAGTAAGTTCTTAATAAGGTCGAGGGATGTAAGTGGCGTACCACGATCATTCAGTGACTCAAATAATGTATATGCATCGGAGTGGTTTGAAACCTCGATCATGACCAGAATAGCCGTGTTGACCTTTTCCAGAATTTCAAACATGGTGCCCACCTTGTTATCGGAGGCATCGATTTCACGATCGATTCTTCTCTTGAAATAGTTATAGCCTTGGAAGATTCTACGGTTGCCGGCAAACTTAGGTGTCTTGTGCGGAGAAATGATCTTCTTGTCCGCAAGCAGGCCGAGATAATCTTCCAAGTTCTTATGCTGGACCTGCGGTACGATACGAATTTCTGACTGCGTCTTCTTTACGACGAGCTTTCTCTTCAACTGAAGAATATCGGACTGCTGGTCTTCATCCAAGTCATCCTTATGAGCATTCAATGTAACGTAAAGAGCCGTTAACAAAAGACTGAGCGTAGTTAATCGCTGCTGTCCATCAACAACCTCAAACTTCGGATTATTCAGCGTATCCTGAGTAGTATTGATACAAATAATAGAGCCAAGGAAGTATCCAGCACCATTTTCCATCAGGTCATTGAACAGTTCTTCCCACTGTTTAGTGCCCCAGATATATTCACGCTGATACTTCGGTATCTCATAAATCGTCTTAGACTCCGGATCAAGAATCTGCGAAATTGGATATTTGTTTACGTTGATGTTATTTATATTCATATCATCTACTCCGTTTCTTTGTATATTTTGGAGCCGTCCGGCAGCACAAAGCCCAAATCAAACTCTACGCCAACGGCCTCAGCGATCTGCTTCAGCTCGTTAACTGAGAGAGTATCACGCTTCAGTTTCTTGTTCAGATTCTGAGGAGACTGCCCGAGCCTACGGCTAAGCTCGGCCAGTGAAATATGCTGTTGTTTACACAGTTCTCTAACAAGGTCTGAGGTTTTCATTCTGTACATGCCTCCAAATATATATTATAAAACCCTCAGGTTGATATTTCCAATATATTTATGTGACGTTGCCATGAACAAAAAAGACCTCCGGAGCGCTCATCCCGTCGCCCGGAGGCAGTCTTGTTATATTCACTTTTTGATTTTAATCTTGATCCCTGCTTTAAATTCAACATCATAGTATTCGTCGTAGACCGTTATCTTTTCGATGTATTTGCGAACTATCTGCTCGTCGTACTCGGTGATCTCCTGCGGCATTTGGGAAAGGAATGTCTTCAGTTCATCAATCCGGAGCTTTCGGCCTTCCGTCTCAGCCTTTTCTGTCAGCACCTTTTGCTTACGGTCTCGCAGGGCTTCAATGGCATCAGCAATGTCATCATAGGGCTGTTTGGCCCGCGTCGCTTTCAGTAGTGCTTCCTGCTGCACCGCAAGTTCATTAGCAATGTCTATCATCTCTTTTTCTGTTTCGCTGTTGATCACTTCATCCAGGTTTTCCTGCAGAGTTTTCAGCATTGGCTCAGAGCACTGCACAGCCTGATTAATAGCTCGGACCGTAACCATCTGCAGATCATCTTCCTGAATCGTCTCCGCGTCGCATGCCTCCGGCCCGTGCTCTACCCTGGTGCAGCAGCGCCAGACGATGGAGTGCTTGCCTCGATTGTTCCAGGCAATTCTGCGATAAATCTCACCGCATTTGGAGCAGTAGACCATGCTGGATAAAGCGTACTTGCTGCTATAGACTCGCTTCTTCCGATTGGCACCGCTGTGCAGGTTGGCCCTGCGAATCATCTCTTCCTGGGCCCGCATGAAGATGTCCTTGGGAATAATGGCTTCATGGCAGTTTTCAACGTAGTACTGCGGCACGATTCCATCATTTTTCACTCTGGTCTTTTCAATGAAGTCCGTCGTGTAGGTTTTCTGAAGAAGCGCGTCACCCATGTACTTTTCATTCCGGAGCATCTTTTTGATCGTCTCCGGTCGCCACTTCTGTTTGCCAGCGCCGGTCAAAATCCCATCCGCCTCAAGGCCGAGGCCTATGTCCTTAAGACTGGAACCTTCAAGATACTCCCGGAAGATACGCTTAACAATCTCCGCTTCTTTCTTATCAATGACAAGTTTTCCGTCCTTATCCTTTGTGTATCCCAAGAAACGATTGTGGTTTATCTGAACCTTTCCGCTCTGGTATCTAAACTGCAATCCGAGCTTAACGTTCTGAGAAAGTGACTGTGATTCTTGCTGGGCCAGGGAGGCCATAATCGTTAGCAGCACCTCGCCTTTAGAATCCATCGAGTTTATGTTTTCTTTTTCGAAGAAAACCGGAATGTTCTTATCTCTAAGCTGGCGGATGTACTTCAGGCAGTCTAACGTGTTACGGGCAAATCGTGAAATCGACTTTGTGATGATCATGTCTATATTCCCGGCCATGCACTCGTCAATCATCCTGTTGAATTCATCACGCTTTTTTACATTGGTCCCGGTAATGCCATCATCAGCAAAGATGCCGGCAAAAGTCCAATCCGGGTGTTTTTGAATGAATTCAGTGTAATGATTGACCTGAGCATCGTAGCTGGTTTCCTGCTCCTCCGTATCCGTACTTACTCGGCAGTAAGCTGCCACCCTTAGCTTAGGTTGTGTCTCTTGCTTTTTTACCGTGTTTCCGATCCGTTTTCTGGCCGGAATGACGGTTATGTTACTCTCCATCCGCTACCTCCATTTCAATCAAGCTGTATGCGTACTCCGCCTGCTTGTATGGGTCCTTAAATTTCTGTGGAACCTTGGCAAGCTTAAAGCTGACCATCTTTTTCTCTTGTGGCTCCGGAGCTTGTGAATAGTCATGAATCCGGCCCAGGCTCTTAGCCCTTTTAAAGCGGATCAGCTGTGTCTCTTCGAATGTATCCCGGTCAATAATCGCCGGGTAGTAATCGTCACCCAGGTAATGCGTGTTCTTTAACATCCTACCAATACTTGAGTGATAACCGGAAAGACCTGCCTCATCCGCAGCATCCTTCAGGGCAAGGCCGCTGTTGTATGCTTCAAACAGGGCCCTAATCTTTGCTGCTTCGGCTTCATCAATGACCGCTGCTCCGTTTTCGATTTTGTATCCGATGGGAATCCTTCTCATTCTCTCACCAGCCTTTCTGTTAAATTCAGGCCGCACTTCAATCGGAAAATGATCTCGTCGCGCGACTGGACCAGGATGTCATTTACAAAATCCAAGAAGGCCTCGTCGTTAAATTCTGTAAACGATTCTTCTTTTCCGAGGAAGCGTAGAAGCTTCTGCACTTCCTCCGCATGGATAAGCGATCCGTTTATGTTTTGTGAAAGTGTTGTTTTTTCTGTCTGCAAACGTTCAATCTCCATCTGCAGCTCGTTCTTTTCTTTTACATAAACTGCTGACTCCAAATATCCGCTTGTCATCAGCCCTGTCACAACCTGCAGCTGTTCATTTGCCTTTTCGATCTGTTCCTCCAAAGCGCCGACCCGACGAAGTCTTTCGTTGTCATTGACTCCTCGAAGAGTATCCATAAATGGTTTAAGGATCTGTTTGCGCGAAATGTTCAGCTTGTTCATCATGTTGATGAAGGCCGCTTCGATCTCGGCCTGGGTGATGTAGAGCATCCCGCAGGCATTCTTGTCTTCCAGGTGCTTACCGCAGGTCCAAGCAATGTAAGCGCCGGAAGGCTTGTAGTGGTTCCTGCGTTTAAATGTGCTGCCGCAGTTCCCACACTTTATCTTTCCGGAAAATGTATATCGCTTTTGGTATTTGCCGGTCCCTCCTGTGTTGTTTTTTTCCTTGCCTCGCTGTGCAAGGACCTGTGCGGTCCGTTCGAAATCCTCATGGCTGATGATCGCCTCATGGTGATTCTTTACAAGGACCTGATCAAGCTCTCCGTAATTAACATGTCGTGTGAAGCTGCTGTCCGTGTAGGTTTTCTGATAAATCACATCGCCCGTGTACTTTTCGTTTGTCAGGATGCCGTTTATCGTTGAAGCCGTCCAGTTACCGTTCTTCTTGGACGGGACCCCTTTTTCATTCAGCTTCTTTGCAATCCGGTAGGTTCCTTCCCCAGCAAGCGATGCTGCGAAGATCTCTTTTACAACCTTTGCCTCCTCCGGAACAATCACCATCTTGCCGTTCTCGTTTTTATAGCCATATGGCGGGTAGCCAATGATGAAGCTGCCATTTCTGAATCGACGCTGTATGCTCCATTTTTCGTTATCAGAAATGGATACCGACTCACTTTCGGCAAGGCTTGATAAGATCGTAAGCATGAGCTCACTTTCCATGCTGCCGGTGTTCAAGTCTTCCTTCTCGAAATAAATGTAAATTCCAAGTGCCAGGAGCTTTCGAACAATCTCCAGGCAGTCGGTTGTGTTACGGGCCAGCCTCGAAATGGATTTTGTAATTACCAGATCGATCTTACCCTTCTCGCAATCCTCGATCATCTTAAGAAGGCTATCTCGTTTTTCTTTCTTGGTACCGGTGATACCCTCATCGTAATAAAGGCCAGCATAATCCCATTCCGGATTCTGCTTGATGTAGGTTTCGTAGTGGTCCTTCTGAGTGGTGAGGCTGACGAGCTGATCATCGTTATCCGTCGATACTCTGGCATAGGCCGCTACGCGCGTTTTCTTTTTAAGTCCAGGTGCCTGTCGGCCCTCGATTTTTGTTATCCTTGGCATCAACTCACCTCCTTCCAAGGTAGTGACATATTCGCTCTGAAGCAGACACATAGCAAGTTATTTAGGACATTAATTCCGCCATATACGGAGAGAATTTTTCCCTGTTTTTAGCGAATATTTTGTCGAATTCACACTGTGCGATCAGGCCACTATCAAGAAGCGCCTGCGTCATTTTCTGGGCCATCATATAATCGAAATCCTTCTGCATGGCCTCAGCCGTCATTCTCCTTGCCGAAACTGACGGTAGGGAAGAAGAGGTTATCTGTTTAACCTGGGGATTTTCGTTTGTCATCAATATCGCCTCCTTACGTTGAGCACTTTCCTCTAACTTCCTAAGGAGGTTTCGTGGACAATTTTCCGACCCCACTATGATTTTTTTCAAAAAAAAATGATGGGCCCGCAGGATTTCTCCCACGAGCCCATAGCTCTTTCCTTACTTCACGCGGATCTTCCAACCGGTGATGATAAGATTTATGTTTTTTATCAGCGAGCTGTTCAGCTGCTGAATGGCCGAGACAGTCGTTCCATACTTCCGAGCAATGCCGTAAAGCGTATCGCCGGACCGTACCGTGTAATAAACAGCCTCATTCTTTTTCAAAAGCTCATTCACCCTGGCCTGTACTGCAAAGTAATCATATCCCGCGTCGGTCAGAGCCTTCTTGCGGTCTACTCCGTTGCCCCATTTACCGTCGATCACTTCTTTGGCCAGCTCATCGATTGTCTTTGAAGGTGCAGGCTTCGGAGCCGGTATGGTCTCCTGCGACGCGGAATATTTCGGAATTCCGTATCCGCGGATATATTGTCCATTCACCTGGATCTTTCTACGCTTTACGGAATTGCTGCAGTTGCCTTCGATCACGGTGATGGTATTCTTAGTAACCTTCTCGACAATTCCAACATGATCGGGCCAGCCCGTGTTATCTCCGGAACCGGAATCCTGCCAGTCGTAGAAAATGACATCACCGGGAGAAGGAATATAGGCGTCGTTTTCGATCCACTCGCAGAGCTTCTGGAAAAGCTGGATCATCTGGCCGCAGCCGCACTCGGTCGGGAGGATGTTCGTCACGCCGCACTTGATGGCAACAGCGGAAACGAAGGTGGCACACCATGCGTCAGTATATTTGACAGCATATCCTCTGGCGAGGGGCTTGTGGCTGTTATACACGTCGATGATCTCCTTATGACTGCCGTCCGATTCTTTCTTGCCGATCCAGGCCTGGGCCTGAGCGACCACCTGATCGCGCTGCCCAGATGTGGCTGGTGCTGGAGTGGCCTTCTTGAAACCATTAAATCCACCGTTCTTAATGATTGTCGGGAAGTCCTGGTAGGCCAGATCCATATCCACGTTCCCAGAAATACCGGAGATGGACCCCTTCGAAGAATACTGCCAGATACCATAATTACCCGTGTAGGTACACTTATCAGCATACTGCGCTACCCAGTGTGAATACGCTGTAAGTTTCGAATCATCCATACGTTCCTTAAAACCGGAGTATGTGGACCCGTAAACACCGACGTAATATCCTGCGGCCTCCATCGTTTCGCAGAATTCAATCGTAGCCTCCGTGATACCCGCTTTGGCCGAAGCTGGCTGTGCCTCGTTATCCATGTAAACCGGATACTCCAGCTGCTTGCCCTTCAAGATCTGAATGAAACGCTCCGCATCAGCTTTGCCGGCCGCTGCTGTCACACAGTCCTTACCGACAAAATAATAAGCGCCGACCGGAATACCTGCGGCCTTGGCGCCTTTATAGTTCGCTTCCCACTTGCTGTCCGTATAAAAACCAGCATCAGAGCCACCCGCTTTGATGATGGCAAACTGAATGCCTGCTGCCTTTACCTTTGTCCAGTCTATCGTGCCCTGCCAATGGGACACATCGATTCCTTTTATTGCCATGTTACTTTTCCTCCTTATTATCACGATCATGCAGTTGCTCAAGGACGTCCTTCAGCTTATCCGGTACCGGAAGGCCAAGATGGACGCTGTTCTCCACAAGGGAGAGACCTTCGTTTGAAATGTAGAAAAAGATGATTGCTGTTCTAAGCACTCCGGCATGATCAAGCACATAGATGTCGAGTGCATTTGCGATACCGACCAGAATAAAAATCAGGACCTTGCGGCAGATTCCTTTGAAGCCGACCGAAGAACTGAGCTTCTTGTCACTGGCCGCGCACATCACACCTGTGATGTAGTCGCAAACGACAAAGATAATCAGCGCAATCATCAGGCCGTCACAGCCTCCGAGAAACCAGCCAAGCCAGCCTCCGATCGCCGTGAATATGAGTTGAATAGTGTTCCAGAATTCTTTCATGATGTGATTCCTCCTTTTTGTGCATGAAAAAAGCGGCTTCCCGGTGTTCTGGAAAGTCGCCTGGTTAAAATAAGCTCTACGCTTACACCTCTGTGAGCGTATACGTTATTTTCATGGTTTTGTCCGCCGTCTTGATGACCGGTGAAGACAGGTTGTTGATTGTCGCCAGGTATGGCGTATAAAGGTAAAGCTCTTTCACAAGATAATAATTGCTGTAGGAGCCGTACCACTCCTGATAGGCAAATGTCTTATACCGAGTCATGTGTTTTTTGCCCCATCGGTTATAATCCTGCTTTACCTGGTATCCGACATATAACTTCGGCTCTCCATTTAAGAAATACCAGCCGTTAATCACCACATCATCATCGATTATGAAGGTGTACTGATATGAGCTGTTATAGGTTATGTTCGTTACCACTTCGAGATTGGCCACGCTCGTTGTATCAAGCCTGTAAACTGTCGTGCCTATAGCGAACATCAGCCACTTTCCGCTCATACCGATATTACTGACAGTACTGGTACCTTCCGGGATCGCTACCTTTTGAGAAGTGCACTTATCGCCGGAAATTTTATCCAGGTACCATTCATAGCTTGTATGAACATATCGGTAACTCTCATATGTCTGTGTCTGTTTTCTGGAAAGGCCATACCAATTCTCATCGGCCGCATGGTAAAGGTATGTAAAAACACTGTCGCTATTGCTGTAAGGCTCGTCAGTATCATCCTTTGATCCACCGACGTAATGTATCCAGTACGGATAGTGGTTCAGCTCCACTGTCGTTTCTTCATCCGCCTCAGTGCAGACTTTTCCATACGGCCGCTGCATTAGCCTTGCATGAAGGTAATCTTCTGAAACCTTCCGAAGCAAAGCGGATGTGGAATTATAACGGGTTATACATTCCAGCCTATAACCATCGCCCATATAAGTTCTCTGATTATCCTGGTAGCTGTTTGTGTCTCCTGTAATATTACTCGCCACCGTATCGCTCTTGATCCGCACAAAATAGTCACTGGCTTCCTGGACGCCTTTTCCAGCCAGAACATTAGTAAGACAAACCGCTGCGATCGTGCCATTGCCCTGAGACGTAGCAAAATCCCAGACGTATTTGAAACCGCCATCAACCGCTTTACTTTCTGTTAGGTTCCTGGAGCCCCTCTTCGTGTCCGTCGTGTCATTGGCATCGTCGGAAGCATATCCAATGAGTGGATTATCCAGAGGTGCATAGATATTTGCTGCATCCTCTTCAATCTCATTTTGATACAGAAGTACGCCTCCGGTCAGATTTTTATAAATTGGCAGGAGCCAGTTCTCACCATTGGCATTATTGAAATTCGTGTTGTTATACATAGCTCCCTGGATATTGACGCCAAGGACATCTGCTACGGCCTCAGTTACCAAGTTTTCATCAACATGAACTTCCTTCTCTCCGGTATGAACATCCGTGAGCTCTATTACTGTTTTTCCTTTTAACATGATCATTCCTCCGTATTGAGATA